GAGTTCTTGGAGGGGATGAAACATGCTTGAGTTCTCTCCGATGCAGAGGGAGTACCGCGACAACGCGACACGACGATGGAACGTGAAAACAGGTGCGACGCGATCGGGAAAAACGTTTATGGATATCATATATGTGATCCCGACGCGGATACTGGCGGTGAAGGGAAAGCCAGGACTGACGGTGATGCTGGGGAATACGAAGGGAACCCTCCAGCGAAACGTGATCGAGCCGATGCAGGAGATTTTCGGATCGAGTCGGGTGGGAAGTATCAGAAGCGATAACACGGCGGAAATCTTCGGGGAGCGGGTGCACTGCCTGGGCGCGGATAACAAAAAGCACGTAGACAGGCTGCGCGGTGCATCGATTAAATATTGCTATGGGGATGAAATCGTAACGTGGAATCAAGAGGTTTTTGATATGCTCAAGAGCCGACTTGATAAGCCGTATAGTTGTTTTGATGGGACGTGCAACCCGGCGGGGCCTAGTCACTGGTTCAAGAAATTCCTTGAAAGCGGTGCGGATATCTATCAGCAGCGATACACGATAGATGACAATCCGTTTCTCCCGAATGCGTTTGTGGAGGCGCTCAAACAGGAATACGCCGGGACGGTATATTATAAACGCTACATCCTCGGCGAATGGACGCAGGCGGAAGGGCTGATCTATCCCATGTACGTGGATGCGCAGATCAAGCCATTCGCAGAGGAATGGGAGGAGTTCGCAATCTCCTGCGACTACGGCACGCAGAACGCATTCGCTGCGCTATTGTGGGCGAAACATGAAAGCGTCTGGTATCTGATCGGCGAGTACCGTTACAGCGGACGCGACACGGGATATCAGAAAACAGACGACGATTATGTGCGCGACATGGAGACGTTCGTAGAAAAGAGCATCCCGGAAGGGAAACGACAAGGGCTGCTGACGATCATTGACCCGTCGGCGGCTTCTTTTATTGCCGCGATCCGGCGCAGCCGGTACGGTTTCCGCGTGCGCAAGGCGGACAACGACGTGCTGGACGGCATCCGCGACACGGCGGTATGCCTCCAGCGCGGGACGGTGCGAATCTTTGATACGTGCAAGGAAACGGTCAAGGAGCTGGAGGGCTATGTGTGGGACGCGAAGGAAGAGGACAAGCCGGTAAAAGTCAATGACCACATGATGGACGCGTTGCGCTACTTCGTGCGCACAAAGCAGCTCGCCAAGCCGAGGCGGGAATACAAGAGCATCTTTGGAGGCTGACATGCTGACATATCAGGACTATGAAAAGGCGCAGGACAAACTTGGGTTTATCCTTGAGCTGATCCGCCAGCACAAGACGGACGACATTGTGAAGACGGCGAAGATTGCGGATGCATACGACAGGCAGCGCAACACGACGATCAACGAGTTTGTCCAGCGGATCTATACGCTCAAGGGGCAGACGGTCGTCAATCGGTTTGCGAGCAACAACAAGCGGGCGAGCAATTTCTTCCGGCTGCTCAACAGGCAGCGGTGCATGTTCCTGCTGGGGAACGGCGTTACGTTTGCGGATGATTCGACAAAGGAAAAACTGGGCGAGGACTTCGATACGCAGATGAAGCGGGCGGGATACGCGGCGCTGATTCACGGGATTTCGTTTGTGTTCCTCAACGTGGACAGGGTGCATGTGTTCCCGGTGACGGAGTTTGCGCCGCTGTGGGACGAGGAAAGCGGCACGCTGCGCGCGGGCGTTCGGTACTGGCAGCTCGACGAGAAGAAGCCGATGATGGTGACGGTATACGAAGAGGACGGCTATTCGACATATCGCCAGGACAGCGGATCGAGCGAGCTTACGCCGGTTAATGAAAAGAGAGCATACAAGCAGACGATTGCCAAGGCTCCGGCGGATGAGACGGCGGTCATTGTGGGCGAGGAAAATTACGGCGCGCTGCCGATCGTCCCGTTCTGGGGAAGCGAGATGAAGCAGAGCACGCTGATCGGCATGCGCGAGGGCATCGACAGCTATGACCTGATTTCTAATGGACTGTGCAACGATCTGCGCGATTGCGCGCGGGTGTTCATGCTGCTGGAAAACTACGGCGGGATGGACGATGAAGAACTTGCGGAATTCAGAGACAGGCTTGTGACGCAGCATATCGCCGTGGCGGATACGCAAAACGGCGGCAAGGTGACGCCGTATACGCAGGAAATCCCGTTCGAAGCGGTCGAGGCGTATCTCAACCGGCTCAAGGCGGACATTTACGGCGACTTCGGCGCGCTGAACGTGTCGGACATCTCGGCATCGGCGAAGACGGCTACGGAGATCAACGCGGCATATCAGCCGCTTGACGACGCAGCGGACGACTTCGAGTATCAGATGATTACGGGAATTTCTCAGATTTTGAAGCTGATCGGGATCGAGGATACGCCGAAATTCAAGCGCAATCGTATCGCGAACGTGACGGAAGAGATCGAGGCGGTGCTCTCTGAGGCGAATTATCTGGACGACGAGACGGTTCTTGAACTGCTTCCGAACATCACGCCGGAGATGAAGGAGAACATCCTCAAGCGGCGGGATGCAAACGCGCTGTCCGGTCTGCACGATATGAAAACGATGGATGACGCTATGAAAACGCAGGAGACGGAGGAATAATCCGTGAGCACGGATACCGAGGTCAAGAAAACGGCGCGGCAGATCCAGAAGGAATACAACGACGCGCTGCAGGAAGCGATCAGAAAGAACAGGGAGTTCTTAAAGCGCGCCAAGGACGTGCAGAGCGGAAAAATCAAGCCTCCAGCTGCGCTCAAAACCGAAAAGCAGATTGAAGCGTGGAAGCGCGGATACATGCGGCGCGCAGCGGAAAAGGGCGCGGTGGTCGAGGAGATCGCCAAGGAGATGCAGGGCGCGGGCATCAAGACGCGCAAGCGGATACAGGAGACGATGGGCCGCATATACGCGGACACGCGGAAGAATATTTCTGCGCTGCTTGACAAGACGATCCCGGCGAACCTGCCGGAGATGACGCGCAAGCAGGCGGAGATCCTGCTGTACCGCAGCGGCAAGGCGGGCGCGTTTTCAAAGATTGCTTTTGAAAACATGGGCAGCGACGCGCGGGCGGTCAAGCGGCTGCGCAATGAGATGGCGCAGGCGATCATCCGCGGCGAGGACGATGCAAAAATCATCGAGCGGATCCGCAAGGTGACGGGGATGGAAGCGGGCGATGCGATGCGCGTACTGCGCACGGAGAGGACGCACATTGAAAGCCTCGCTATGCAGGACGCGGCGATGGAGCACTACAAGGCGACGGGGATAAGACCGCGCAAGAGGTGGATCTGTATGTTCCGCAATTCGCGCGACTCGCACATGGCGATGCACGGACAGACGGTATTCATCGACGAGGACTTCACGCTGCCCAGCGGCGGGGAGATCAGCTATCCGGGCGACAGCAGCGCGGGCGCGGCGGAGGTATGCAACTGCCAATGCACGATGGAAGTGCTGGAGGGGTAAATGGCACAGTTTACGTTTGTCGACAACAGCGCGGAGGTCTTGCGCAGGATGGTCAGCGCGACGGACAGGGCGGCGCGCGAGCTTGAGAACGATCTGGTCGAGGCGGTGCAGGAAAAGATCCTGTACGGATACAGCGAGCCGCACGGCAAGGACGGCCACACGGAAATCGTAGACACCGGGCGGCTGTTTGACTCGATCGACGCGGAGGTCAAGCGCGTATCGCAGAACACGGTGGACATCCGCGTGGGTGCGACGGGCAATACGCCGTATGCGGTGTATGTGCACAACGGAACGCGAAAGCTCAAGGGCAGACCGTTTATCCGCGACGGCGTGGAAGGAAGCCGGGCGCACATCCGCGAGGTCATGCAGAGCAACTATGAAAACGCATAAAGCCGCCGAAAGGCGGTTTTTTATCGGTAAAACCGGCGAAGAAACGCCGTTTTTATAATCCATGATCCGGGCGAGGCACAGCCCCCGAAGAAAAGGAGAGATCAAACAATGGCACTCACGAGAAAGGCACTCAAGGCGATGGGGCTGACCGAGGAACAGGTCGACAGCATCATCGAGGCGCACACGGAAACGGTTGACGGACTGAAGAGTCAGGTCAACGCATATAAAGCCGACGCGGAAAAGCTTCCGGGCGTTGAAAAGGAACTCAACGACCTGAAGAAGGGCGACGGCGAGGACTGGAAGGGCAAGTACGAAGCGGAAAAGGCCGCGCACGAGAAGACGAAAAACGACCATGCGGCTGCGGAAACGGCGGCAAAGGTCAAGGAGGCTTATCGTGTGGTGCTCAAGGAAGCGGGCATTGCGGACAAGTACGCACAGACCGTGCTCAAGGCGACGGATCTGTCGGGCATGAAGCTTGACAAGGACGGCAAGCTGGAGGGCGCGGAAGATCTTGCAAAGAGCGCCAAGGCGGAATGGTCGGATTTTGTCGTGACCACGACGCAGGCTGGCGCAAGTGTCGCAACGCCTCCGGGCAACACCGGTGGCAAGATGACAAAGGAACAGATTGCGCAGATCAAGGATCCGACGGCCCGCAGGGCGGCGATCGCTGAAAACCCGGATCTGTTCAAGGACATGTAAAAGGAGATATGAAAAATGGCTGCTGAAACCAATACCATCGTGAAAAATGACGTTGCCCGCGTTCGCGCGATTGACTTCGTCATGCAGTTTACCGGCTCCCTCAAGAAGCTGATCGAGGCGCTGGGCGTTACCCGCAAGATTGCTGTGCAGGAAGGCACCGCGCTCAAGGCGCTCAAGGTCACCGGCACGCTGGAAAGCGGCGAGGTCGCCGAGGGCGAGCTGATCCCGCTGTCCCATTACGAGACGGAAGAGGTCGCCGTGGGCGAGGCGAAGCTGAACAAGTGGCGCAAGGCGACGACCGCCGAAGCGATCCTCAAGGGCGGCTACGAGCAGGCCGTCGGCATGACCACCGACAAGCTGGTCAAGGACGTGCAGAAGACCGTCCGCACCGACTTCTTCAACTTCCTTGCCACCGGCACCGGCACCGCTTCCGGCAACAGCCTGCAGGCTGCGCTGGCGAACGCCTGGGGTCAGCTTCAGGTGCTGTTTGAGGACGACGCGGTGGAGACCGTCTACTTCCTCAATCCGCTGGACGTCGCTGACTACCTCGGCAATGCGCAGGTGACCATGCAGACCGCTTTCGGTATGAACTACATCGAGAACTTCCTCGGTCTTGGTACCGTGTTCATGAACAGCTCCGTCCCGCAGGGCAAGCTGTACGCGACTGCGAAGGAGAACGTTGTTCTCTACCACGTCAATGTCAGCTCCGGCGACATCAAAAACGCCTTTGCGCTGACCACCGATGAAACTGGTCTGGTCGGCATCCGTGAGTATCCGGACGAGGATCATGCCCGTGTCATGGATCTGGTTATGTCCGGCGTTACCTTCTTCCCGGAGCGCATTGACGGCATCGTCGTTGGTACTATTGCTCAGGGGTGATGCGAACTGCGGCACAGCCGGCTGCTAGTGTGAATCTCGACGGCATGACGAAGGCGGAATTGCTCAGTTATGCCGCCGAGAGGGGCATTAGCGGCGTCAGCAGTTCGATGCTTAAGGCAGATATCCTCGCGGCGATTAAGGCCGCAGAAAGCGAGTAAAGCATGCTGGAGACGGTACTCAATCATCTGCATAACTGGTTCCCGGTCAAAGGCGCGGCGCGCACGGGCGCTCATGAGATCGTCTCCGGCGAGCTTATGGCGGACTATCTGAAGCCGGGACAGTATTTCAGGATCGAAGGAAGCGTATTCAACGACGGACTGCACAGGTATCCGTGCGATGAGGTCGATTGCCTGACGGATGAGGCGTTTGATGGAACGGTTGTTCCGCTGGCGATCCCGAAGGCGGTGATCGAGCTTGCTGAGAAGATCAGGGAATACTGCGAAAAGAATCCGGCGACGGACAAGGTCAGCGAATCCTTCGGCGGATACAGCTATTCGCGCGGGACGGACGGCAACGGGGCGGCATCCGGCGGTTGGGCGCTGGCATTCAGAAAAGAACTGAATTGCTGGAAGAAGGTGGGCTGATGGCGCTGTACGAGAATTTCATGGTGGACTGCCGGATGGTTGACCGGGTAACGAAGGAAGACGAATACGGCGGATTCACGAGCGAATGGACGGACGGCGCGCGGTTTCGTGCGGCGATCGTCAAGGATCGCGAGCTGGCGGCGCGGGTGGCGGAAAAAGAAGGCGTCACGGCGGTGTACACGGTGACGACGGAGCCGGGGGCAAGACTCAAGTACCACGATGTATTTAAGCGCGTATCGGACGGGCAGATCTTCCGGGTGACGACGGATTCCAAGGACGGGGAAACGCCCAAGGATGCGACGTTTGCGTTTGAACAGGTGAATGCGGAAAGGTGGGAGCTGGTTAATGACTGAGGTTGCGAAGGCGCTCAAGGCGTTTTACAGCGGTTTCGGCATCCCGGCATACACCGAGGACAGCGTTCCGGACACGGCGGAGCTGCCATACATCACCTACACGGCGGTTGAAAGCGGCGTATTTTCAAGCGCAACGCATCAGGCGCGGGTGTGGTATCCGGGGACGGGCTACGCGGCGGTCAATGCAAAGGCGGACGAGATCACGAAGGCGATCGGGCCGGGGAAGAAGCTGAAAGCCGGAAAGGGCTTTTTGTTCCTGTTCCCGGGTACGCCGCTTTGCCAGATGCAGCCGGCGGACGACAATACGCGGATCGTGTACATCAATCTTGAAATCAGATGTTATGTGTAAGAGGTGAAAAGCGATGATTACGGGACTGAGACCGGAAACGTTTGAAAATCTTCAGACGAATGCGGGCGTATTCCTCAAAAACTTTGACTGGTCGGAGTTTACGACGGTTGAAGCGCTGGAGGAAGCGATCCTCGGCAAGCTGGAGGCGGAAGAAGGCATCCTCGGCGCGACGATTGGCGGCGGCAGCTTCCAGTGTACGCCGACGATCCGCAACATCGAGGCGGACGGTATGCGCTATCCGATCGTCGGCAGCACGGTCAACGATATGTGGACGGTCAAGCTGACGGGCACGATGAAGGAGTGCAGGCCGGAAAACTTCAAGGACGCGCTGATCTGCGCGGATCTTGAAACGAGCGGCAATGTGACGAAGATCAAGGTACGCACGGACATCAAGGCAGAGGACTACATTGACAGCCTTTGCTGGGTGGGCGATACGTCCAAGGGCTTTGTTCTGATTGAGCTGAAGAATGCGCTGAATCTGACGGGCGCGAACTTCACGTTCACGGACAAGGGCGAGGGTACGCTGCCGTTTGAGTTCCAGGCGCACGCGAAGAATCTGGCGGATATGGAATATGCGCCGGTAGAGATCGTGTTCTTTGACGCTGAAGAGTAAAAATAAAAGGTGAGGGGATTCGGTTTTTGATCGAATCCCCCTTTTTGTGGATTATGGAGGAAATCTATGAAGCTGAGCGAGATGAATGTGAAGCAGCTGGCGGCGGCGCTTTGTGATCTGACGGCGCCGATGAGCCGGATTGCGACGGATGAAAGCCTGAATGGCGTATTTTCCGACATTGCCAAAAAGATGCACGACGGCATGACGATGTTTGAGCGGGCAGGAATGCTGATGGAAGCGGTTCCGATTCTGTTTAAAAAGCATTATGCGGACACGATCCGCATTATTGCGGTTATGACAGGTCGACCGGATGCGGAGATTGAGGAAATGAACGGTTACAGGATGATCGATGAGATGCGCGGATGCATCGACAAGCAGTTCCTCGATTTTTTCAGATCGTCCGCTGTTACGGACGCGACGCAGACGGTCGAAGGCGAATAACAGCGGCGTTATACACGCACGGCGCGCCGGTGAGGATGGAAATGCTTGACGCGTATCTGAGGGAAAAAGAGCAGGAAGACGCGCACAAGGCGTTTTCGGCGCAGATGCTTTGGTATCTCAACGCGGTGGAATACGGGGCGCGCGGGCAGAAGTTTGAGCATCCGACATGGCTGGAAATCATGAAGCCGAAGGCAGAAGACACGCGCAGCGGCATGGAGATCGTCCGGGATATAAAGGGAAAATTGCTTGAAAGGAAGAGAAAACGGGAAAGGAGGGAATAGCGTATGGATTTGTTTACGCTTGTAGCAAGGCTCGGCATGGATACGAGTGAATACGACAGCAAGATCGGCAAGGCGCGCGGAACGTTTAAGGATTTGGGCAGTTCGATCAGCGCAAAAGCGGTTACGATGGGTACGCTTGTAGCGCGCGGCATCGAAAAGGCGGCGGATGCGGCGCTGAAGCTCGGACAAAGCACGGTTCAGGCGGCGGCAGATGTTGCGGCAGAAAAGGCGCAGTTTACGGCGACATTCGGCGAGATGCAGGGTGCGGCGGAAAAGGCGTTCAAAAACATCGAAAAGAGCACGGGCGTATTCGGAACTAGGCTAAAAAACGTGGGCACAAAGGCTTTCAGCCAGTTCAAGGGCGCGGGCCTTGACGGCGTGGATGCGCTGTCGATGATGGAGCAATACACGAATCTAGCTGCGGATGCGGCGGCATATTACGACATTTCGCTGGAGGATGCGGACACGCGTCTGCGCTCGTTCCTCAGAGGCAACACGGAAGCGGGCGACGCAATCGGTCTGTTTACGTCGGAAAGCCAGCGCAACACCTATGCGATGGAAAAGTACGGCGAGAAATGGGTCAAGCTGACGGAAGCGCAGAAGCAGATGCTGATGCTGGACGTTGCGGGCGACATTTACAAGCAGAGCGGTGCAATCGGACAGGCGGCAAGAGAAAGCGACGCATGGACGAACGTGATCGGTAACCTTTCCGAGATCTGGCGTCAGGTGCAGGCGAAGTTTGGCGAGCCGATTATGGCGGTCATCACGCCGAAGCTTCAGGAGTTTTCCGAATGGCTCAAGGGTGAAGGCGTACAGACGAAGATCGAGCAGTTCGGTCTTGGGGTTGCAAATGCGATTGATGCGGTTTTTGATTGGGTGCTGAATCCGACAATCCCCACATGGGAAGAGGTAAAGACGGGATCTCAAAAGGCGTTTGATTCCATCAACGAAGGACTTAAAACGGTTTTGAATTGGACGCTCGGCGCGCTTGGAATGCCGAGTGTGGACGAAATTGTTCTTCAGGTTTCAACTTGGTGGAAAGAAAACGGCGCATTTGAAAAGATCAAGGATGTATTGAATTGGACATTTGGGAAAGTCGGACTTCCGAGCGCAGATGAAATCATTAACGATGTAAGTGAATGGTGGAATGGACAGGGCGAAAGTACCTATGAAAGAATTAAGAGCGTAACAAAATGGACGCTTGGCGATTTGATTCTTCCGGGTACAGAAAACACGCTGCAAAAGGTCAAAAAATGGTGGAACGAAAGCGTGACTCCAGGAATCACGGCAATTACGCAATGGACATTTGGCGAGCTTATCGTTCCGGCATGGGCTGATCTCGTTCGGACTGTGTATGAATGGTGGACGAATACAATTCGTCCGATGGTCAAAAAGGTCACGACGTGGGACTTTGGCGATGTACAGTTCCCTTCGGTCGATACGGTTGTATCCGAAGCGACGGCTTGGTGGAATAGCATAAAAGGAACGATTTCGTCGATTTTTAAGGTTGTTATCAGCCCGGAATACAGCGCAAGTTATCCCAATGCTGGAACGACGATTGACCCGGTTGATATTATCAGCGGGCCGTCTTACAAAATCCCGGGAAAAGCTGTTGGCATGGATTACGTCCCGTACGACGACTTCTATGCGCGTCTTCACGAGGGCGAGGCGGTTCTGACGAAGACGGAAGCGACGGAATGGCGGCGCGGGGACAACGTACAGGTCGCAAGCGGCGCGAGCGCGGGCGAGATCGCATCGGCGGTGGCTTCGGCGCTTGACGGCGCGTTTGTGGACATGAACGCGGAGCACGTCGGGCGGCTGGTGCTGCCGAGCGTGAGCCGTGGCATGGCGCAGGGCGTCAGGAGCAGGAGGTATGCGACATGAAAACGCGATACGAGCTTGCGATCAACGCAACGCCGATGCACGATCTCAGCGACAGGATCATGATCCTTGATATCTCGCATGGAGCGGCGAGAACCGAGATCGTATCCAACAACATCCCCAACCGAAACGGTCAGCGCGTCGCGGGGCGGTATGTGCGCTCCTTAAGCGTGACGGTGACGTTTGAGATCCATACGCCGGACATTGAAGAGCGGCAGCGGGTGATGGATTCGATCGTGAGACTTGCAAGCAAGGCGGAATACATCACGACGAACGACAAGCCGGGAAAGGTGCTGTACGCGGTATGCGACACGCTTCCGGCAATCGATTCGGTGCTCAAGTGGACGAAGCCGATCAAAATGACGTTTACGGCATATGACGTCCCATACTGGCAGAGCGAATATCCGAGCGGCGTCGTGATCGAGGGCAGAAGCGGCGAAGATACGATGTATGTAGACGGTAACGGTGCGCTGGCGCGGGTTTCCGTGAGCGTCCAGAACACAACGCAGGGGACGCTGAATGACGTCACGGTGGGCGCCGGCGATACAAAGATTGCGCTGACAGGCCTTTCGCTTTATCCGGGCGAGGAGCTTGAAATCGGGCACGAAAACGGACTGCTTTTCATCCGCGGCGCGGGCGGATCGAAAATGAAATGCAGGACGGCGGAATCGAGCGATGAACTGCTGATCAAAACGGGCACGAGTCAAACGGTGTTTGTTCAGGCGGGCGGCAACGTCCGCGCGGCGTTAAGCGCGAGGGGGCTTTTCTGATGATGGAGGAAATCATTGTAAAAAATCCCCGTGTTCTCGATCCGGATCTGAACGAAAAACGCCGGCTGAATCCGGTGACGCAGAGCGTTGAGCTGACGATGGATCCTCTGGGAACGGCGGAAATCGTGCTTGAAGACGGGGAAAGCGTCCCGGTGCGCACGTTTATTGAGGTCTACAACGCAAAGGGCAGCTGCGGCATTTACAGGGTCAATTCTCCGGAGGAAAGCTACGGGGACAGCGTACGGCTGAGCCTTGAGCACGGCATTTGTGCGCTGGAAGACGTGATTATTCCGGGCGACGGGGAAATCACGGGCACTCCGCGGGCGGTGCTGGGGCAGATTATGACGCACCAGACGACGAAGGCGCGGGAGTAGTTCCTTTGGACGCTGGGCGCGGTCGAAGCGCCGGACAGCATGGAGATCACGGTCGAGCATGACGGCACGAAGACGCTGGAAATGCTGACGAAGGCCGTGGCGCAGATGGACGGGTATATGCTCAGGTATGACCAGAGTGTGTTTCCGTGGGTTTTAAGCGTCGTTAAAAAGCCGGAGGAGGTCGCCTGCGAGGGGAGGTTGAGCCGCAACATTCGCACGATCCGCAAGGTGGTGGACGACGCAGAACTGATCACGCGGCTGTACTGCAATGCGCTTGAAAGCGAATACATCGAAAGCGACACGGTCGGCACTTGGGGCATTGTCGAGGGAAGCGTCACGGTTAATGACGACGTTCTCCCGGAGGATGCGCTGGCGTTTTGCCAAAGGTACATCGAAAACCGGAAAAACCCGACGGTTTCAATCGAGATGGACGCGGATGAATGGTTTGCAATGACGGGCGAAGAGCTGGACAGGTTCGAGGTCGGCGACAAGTGCCGGGTGGCGCTGCCGGAATACGGCGCGGTGATCGAGGAGCGCATTGTCGCGATCCGCTACACGGACGCGCAGGGCAGACCGGAACAGGCAACGGTGAGCCTTGCGAACCGGATCACGGACATGACGCTCAAGGCGGCGGAAACGGAAAACGACGTGGACAGCCTGAAAAGCTCGTCGACGGCGATGAGTCGGCGCGTTTCTTCCAGCGAAAAGGAGATCACAAACCTAAAGGCAACGGCGGAAGGATTCAAGGAAGTTGACAACAAGGTCGTGGCGTGGTTTTCAAGCGTCGAAATTGATCTGGATGCGACGGAAGAGGGCGCGAGGTTCGGCGCGCTGGCGAGCTATCAGGAAACGTTTGATCTTTTCAGCGACGTCGATGTGCGCGTGAGCGAAGCGGAACTGGTTTTGTGGGGCGGCGAGGGAGAAGCCGCTGCGGGGCTGGTTTCTCGCGTGGCAGACAACGAGGCACGGCTGGATACTAATACGCTGGAGATCACGGCGCTGAGCGAATCATATGTGTCTCTTAAAAACGACACGACGCAGGCGCTGGCGACGATCGGAACGCGCATGGAAAAGGTCGAGGGCGATACGGTCACGCAGAGCGCGGCGATTGTAGCGCTCAGGAGCGATCTGGACAGCTCGGTTGCAAGCCTGAACGCGGCGGTCGGCGAAAACGAGGCGAGTATCACAGCGACAGCGACGAGCCTTGGCAGCCGGATCGACCTGAAAGCGGACAAAACATACGTCGATAATCTGATTGCCGAGGAGATTGAAGCGGCGATCGCGGACATCAATCTTGGCATCAGCGAGACGGTCGTG